GTTCCGTGTTCTGAGATCGCGTGCACAATCAATCGCGTGAACGCTATCGGCGGAATCATCGACCGTAATAAGGCGATTGAGGCACTGGCGGAAGTCTACGAACACTACGACACACGTATGGAAATGCGTCAGAACGGTCTTGCCCTTGCCAATGACCCTCGTTACAGCTGGGATACGATAGGCGCGCAATTCTCGGACGTTCTCTCACGAGTATTCTCAGTGGAGAAAGTGGGCGTATGAGCTTCGGCTTTAACATGAAGTTGAAGGGGGATGCGGAGATGCGGAAGAATCTCCGCAACTGCGCGAAGAATTGCCCTGAACAACTTCGTGACGCTGGTATGAAGGAGATGGAAGTTGAGAAGAAAGAGATCCAAGCACGCACGCCGGTGCGCTTCGGAGTCCTCCGCGACTCAATTGAAGTCAAGGCTCCAGAGATGAAGACTGGACGTGTCGTGATTACAGTTGGCACTGACGTTGAATATGCTGTCTTCGTTCACGAGAATCTGGAAGCCTACCACGAGATCGGAGAGGCTAAGTTCATCGAGAGCGTGCTTGACGAATCGGAACCTCATATGGCGGAACGAATCGCCAAGCATATCGACCTGAAGAAGATGGTGGAGAAGTAAATGTTCATCGAAGAGTTGATCACGCACTTTACCCTCCTCGGCTTTGGGACTCCGGGCAAGCAGATACTCGGCTCTTCGTCCATTGCCGTGCCCGAGGGGAATGGGCCGTTCATTGTCGTTCATCAAACCGGCGGCTTCGAATCCCTTGAAGTCCAAAACCGTGTCGGTGCCTATGAACGGCCCACTGCCCAGATCACGGCGATTCATAAATCATTCGCCGCGGCAAACAGCTTGGCTCAGCAACTAGTAGCAGCATGCGGTCTCGTGAACATGGTTCTCGGCGCACGTAGCATGGACAACCCCTCGATCAGTCGAGTCGGAGCCGTTGCTACGGTGGTGATGACCACCCCGCACTATCTTGGTGTGGGGCAGCAGTTCAGTGTATCCGGAGCAACGCAGCCCGAATACAACGGAACGTTTGAGGTGACGAGCGTTCCGTCAAATGCCTCATTCACCTATGCAGTGCCGGGCAGTCCTTCGACGCCGGCAACAGGCACGATCGTCGTTCACTTTCCAGGCACGTTCTATCGAGAGTTGCGGGTGCGCCAGCAGCCCATTGACCTGAATACCGATAGCGCAGGCAGAGCACGGCTGGCTTTTAACGTCAGGGCGATCAAGAATCCGTCCTGATCATTCGTAGAGGAGAATAAGAATGTCTCAGGGTATTTCCGCTCAAGGAACGCTTCTTGCGCGTTCGGTCGATCCGCTCTGGCCACCGGCTGCGCCTGTTGGCGGTGCGGTCACGTTCGTCGAGATCGCTGAGCTTCGCGACATCACGCCACCGGCGCTGACTCGCAACGCTCTCGAAACGACGAATCACAACGACGATGACGACAGCTACATCGTTGGCATTCGTCGTCACGGAGAATTGGGAGTCAACATCAACTTCCTCCCGGACACTCCGACGCACGATCATCTCACGGGTCTCCAGAAGTCCTGGGCCGACGGCACGCGAGACATCTATCGTTTGACTTACCCGGACGGCACGCAGTGGCTGTTCTCGGGCTTCGTCACGAACTTCGCACCGGCTGCGCCGGTCGATGACGTGCTCTCTGCGGATGTTTCGATTCGTCCGACCGGAGCGCACAAGTGGGTGGCGGCACCGTAAACTTTGTCCCGGTGCCTAGTGAGGAAGGGAGTCCCCATCTCCCTTCCTCCGCTTTAACTGAGTAGGAGCAGACATGTCAAAAGCAGCAGAAGTAGAAGAGAAGACGGTAACACTCACGGCTGATTCGATCCTGGCGGTCGAAGATCTCAAGCCGGTTCCACATAACATCCCCGAGTGGGGTGGTCAAGTTTTTATCCGACAGTTGTCCGCAGCCGAAGGTCTTGAGTTGGCGGAACTCATTGGAGACAAACCCAAGGGTTCCAACGCCAAGGTAGTGCTCTTCTGCTTGTGTGATGCGTCGGGCAAACGGCTCTTTCACGATCACCAGATGAAGGCGATGCAGTCGAAATCGATGAAGGTTCTCAATCGCACGGCGAACGAGTGCCTCAAAGTCAACGGCATCGGTGGTGACGATAAAGCTCAAAAGGCAATCGACGCCGAAGCAAAAAACGGCTAGCGCGGGGGACAAACCGACGATTTGCATATCGTCTTGCGGTGAAACTAGGATACGCCAATGTTGATCTCATGCTCCGGTCTATTACGCGGCAACAGTTTGAGGAGTGGAAGTTGTATGCCTCCCTCGAACCGTTCGATGAAGAGCGTGATGACCTGCGTGCTGCTTCAATCGTTCAAGCGACATTCGAAGTGCACCGTAACCAGAAACGACGAAGGCGGCCATTCTCATTGGAGGATGCTCGTCTTCGTTTTGGGGACACTCCTCCGCGCGCAGACGAACCCGTGGCGAAGACTTGGCAGCAACAGAAAATGGTTGGCCTCGCCATCGCTTCCATGTTCGGTGTGACAATGCACAAGGCGGATAAGGCGGCATAGAATGGTCAATGTCGGAACACTCACCGGAGTTCTTGAACTCCAGCACGATAACTTCACAGGGGGCTTGGACCTTGCTGAAGGTAAGTTGTCTGCGTTCGGGAAGTCCATTAACGGTATTGCCGGCATCGCATCCTTGGCGATGGGTGCTCTTGTCGGTGCTGTCGGTGCAGGTTCTGCTGCGATCGTTGCTCTTGGCACTCGTGGGAGCACGGTCGCAGACGTTGCCGCTGGTTTCGATCTTCTAACGCAGAGTGCCGGCGGCGCCACGCCGGTTCTCAATGCTCTTCGAACGGCTACTGACGGCACGATATCAGATTTTGATTTGATGCAATTGTCCGCGAAAGGTTTGTCTCGCGGTCTTCGACTCTCATCAGAAGAATTTGGCGTCACAGGTGAAGCCGCACGCATCCTTGCGGATCGAGTCGGTGGAGATACCAAAGACGCTTACGAGCAGCTGATCACTGCCATGTCCACGGGTAAGACTCGTGGCTTGCAGATGATGGGCATGATGGTTGATTCCAAAGCGGCAGCAGAAGCCTATGCCGCTTCCCTCGGGAAGACCACTTCTGAACTAACACAGTCAGAGAAAGTTTTTGCGACGCGCACTGCCCTGATCGCCAAGATGCGAGGGGAGATTGAGCTCACTGGTGGCGTTGAGCTTGACTTCGCGGATCGAGTCGATCAGGCGAAGAGTGCTGTTGCGAACTTCACAGACAATCTCGGTGTCGCTATCTCGGTGTCGCCGGTCTTGAACCATTTGATGGAAGTCACCGCTGACGCAATCTTTGATGCGTTCGGAGACAACCAGCAGAAGGCCGTGCAGACATTGATCGGTTACGTTAACAAGTTTGCAATCTTCTTGATTGATGTCGGGCAGGCCGGTATCTCTTCGGCCAAGTTCATCACGCAAGCTTTCTTCGGTCTTCGCGCCGTCTTCCTTGGTGCGATGGAAGGCTTGATGGATTTCGGGAACATGCTTCTCGATATCCCACTCCGGACGGCACAGGCATACGCCAAGATTTCCTTCGGGCCGGTCAAGGATCAACTTGACTCGATGGTTTCGAAGCTTGAGGGAGTGAAGAACGTTTCCGAGGCAGTTGAGCAGTCGTTCCGAGACCAGAAGAAGGAAGCCCTGGAGTCAATGAAGACTACTGGGACGAGCTTTGACTCAGCCAACGCGAAGCTCGGGACACTAAAGGGGGAACTGGTCAACCTTTCCCATCAGCAAGTTTCTTCGGACAAGATCGCCAAGGAGTTCAATCGCACGACCGAGGGAACTGGCGAAGCCTTGAAGGGGGCATCGAAAGCAGCGCAGGAACTTGACCCCGACATTAAGCGGCTCACCGATTCGTATACCAAGCAGATCGAAGCGCACGAGAAATTGAAGTCAACGCTCGATAAGGTTGCTGCTACCCCCGATTGGTTCAAGCTGACGAAGGTATCGTTGGTTG